TGGATGGTGCTCGAGGCGGAGATCGACCGGCTTTACCCGCTGCGCGATGAGCCGGGCCTGGCCCTGCCAGTGGCGGTGATGACGATCGATGCCTCCGACGGCAACGTGACCTGGAAGGCTTATGAATTCGCCCGCCGGATGGACGGGAAGCGGTGGGGCGCATGGCGGCGGATCCGCTGCATCAAGGGTGCGACCAAGGTGACGGCCGAACCGTTGCCGCCCGCGCCGACCAAGATTTCGAAGGATAGCGAGGGCAAGCCGGTCCTGCCGGTGATCACCCTCCATGTCCTCGGCGTCCACAAACTGAAGGAGGAGGCGCTGGACCTGCTCGCGATCGACGACGGATCGCCGGGCCAGTGCTTCTTCCCGATCAACCTGCCCGACAAGGCCTACGAGGAACTGTTCAACGAACCGCTGATCGACGGCCGGTTCGTCCGCAACGGTCCCCAGGAGACCTTCGACCTGCTCGGCTACACCAAGGCCGGGCAACTGATGCTGCAACCGGACCGCGAGAGCATCGTCTGGTCCGACCCCGATAAGCGGCCAATCTGGGCGCGCCCTGTCTCCCTCATGCCGAAAGGGGGTGATCCTGCGGACAGGAGCGAGGCGGCGCCGGAGAAGGTCGAACCGAAGCGGTCGATGGCCGACCGCATGGCCGCGCTGGGCCGGCGCTAGGAAGGAACCCGATGGCGACGTCAACCCAGATCCAGAACTGGATCACCGAGGCCGAGTCCAAGCGGCATGAGGTCGCTACCGGCCAGGCCGTGCTCGAACTGTGGCGCGACGGCCGCCGGGTGACCATGAAGATTTCGAGCCTGGCTGAGCTCAACAGCTACATCGCGACGCTCAAGGCGGAACTGGTCGAAGCCCAGATCGCCGAGGGCGTCACCCCAACCACCCGCCGCCGCGGCATCGCCCTGGCATGGAGAAACTGAGCATGCAGACGGAGAAGCCCCGTTTCCGCGTCACCACGCGCGGCGACGTGCGCGCGGTCACTCCGTCCGCCCAAGCCCTGATCGGCGGCTCCAATCAGCAGCGCGACGCGGCCCGCAATGACCTGCCAGAGTTCTCCGGGTGGCGGCCCAACGTCCGCTTCGCCGGGACGTCGAGCTACCGCTACGATTCGGACACGGTGCTCGGCCGGGCCCGCGATCTCGACGAGAACAATGGCTGGGTCAACGGCGGCCTCGACCGCCGCGTCGAGTCCGTCATCGGCGTCAACATTCGCCTGTCCGCGCAGCCGCGCCACACGCTGCTGAACCGCGACTATGAGTGGCGGATGAAGTGGACCGCCGATGTGCAGGACCGCTTCACGGTATGGGCCAACGACATCGACCGCCGCTGCGACGCGCGCAAGAAACTGTCCTTCGGGGCTATCGCGAAGCTCGCCTACCTGTCCTATGCCCGCGACGGCGAGGTCGCCGCCGAGATCCGCGACGACAAGCGCGGCCTGACCAACACGACCAATGTCCTGCTGATTGAGCCGGAACGGATTTCCACGCCGCCCGAATTGCAGGGCCAGGAAGGCCCGCTGCTGCGCGGCGGCGTCGCCTTCGACAAGAATGGCGCGCCGGTCGGGTATTGGGTCCGCTCCGGGCATCCTGCCGATCCCTCGCCGGCATTCCAGTTGCAGCGGTGGGATTACATTCCCGCTGCCGGGAAGACCGGCCGGACCAAGTTCCTCCACGTCTTCTCGCCGCGCCGGATCGAACAGAACCGGGGGATCAGCCGCCTCGCCGAGGTGATGCTGCCGGCCAAGATGCTGGACCGGGTGGACCGTGCCGAAGTCAACGCCGCGCTCAAGGCGGCGATCTTCTCGCTGTTCATCAAGTCGCCGGGCACCACCGACGATCTCGAGGGCGCGCTGGCACCGGCCGGTGAAGCCTCGGTCGATCCGTGGGTCGATGCCTACCTCAACCTGCGCGAGAAGCAGCCGGTCGTGGTCGATGGGGCGCAGGTCACCCACCTGCTTCCGGATGAGGACGTGGTGACGCCGGACGCCGGGCACCCGAACAGCAACTACCCGAATTTCGCCAAGTTCATTCTCCAGAAGGTCGCCGGGTCGCTCGGCATCAGCTACCCGCAGCTTTCGCAGGACTGGGCCGGGATCAACTATTCGAGCGCCCGCGCGCTGTTGAACGAACTCTGGCGCTCGTTCCTTGAGGACCGGCACTTCTTCACCCAGGCGTTCCTGACGCCGATCTACGCAGCCTGGCTCGAGGTCGAGGTTGCCAATGGCGACGTGAAGGTGCCCGGCGGCCCGGCAAACTTCTATCGCTCGAAGACGGCGATCTGCATGTCAGAATGGATCGGTCCGGGCCGTGGTTCGGTGGATCCGCTCAAGGAGGCCAATGCCAACAATCTCGACACCGCCGCCGGCCGCATGTCGTCGGTTGAAGCGATCCTCGAGCGTGGCCGCGATCCGATCGACGTGATGGCCGAGGAGCAATGGTTTCTGGCCGAGCGCGAGAACCTGGGGCTCGCCGTCCCGAACCACAACGTCAAGCCCGATACCGCCACCGGCGAGGACGGGTCGGCATCGGGCAATGGCGGCACCGTCGATGACCGCGACGGCGACGGCAAGCCGCTCGAAGACAAGTCGAAGAAGAAGGCCGGAGCGCAGCCATGAGCAAATTCGCGCGCGTCGCGGGGCGCCTGTTCAACTCGCCCCTGATGCTCCGGCCGGAAAAGGCAGAGATGCTGTGCGCCGCCCTAGTTGATCGCCTCGGCATCGCCAAGCTCGACACGATCGACGCGCGTTCGCTCGGCGCCGCCCAGATGCGGCAGATGGCCTCTGATTGGATCGATGAGGAACCGGCATCGCCCGCGCGCCGCCAGTATTCGGTCGAGCGCCGCGTCGCGCGCGTGTCGATCGACGGGACGCTGGTCCACAAACTCGGCGGCGTTTCACCGTGGTCGGGAATGTGCGGCTACGATTGTCTCGACCGGATCATCACCGACGCCCAGGCCAACCCCGAGGTCGGCGCGATCCTGCTCGACATCGACTCTCCCGGGGGTGAGGTCTCGGGCTGCTTCGACTTTGCCCGCAAGCTCGCCGGCATGGGCGCGCGCAACGGCGGCAAGCCGATCGTGGCCTTCGCCAACGAGATGGCGTGCTCGGCGGCCTATGCCATCGCCTCCTCCTGCGATGCGGTGATGACCACCGAGACCGGCCAGGTTGGTTCGATCGGCGTGTGGACCATGCTGGTCGACATGACCAAGGGCCTGTCCAAGAACGGCATCGAGGTCACCATGATCCGCGCCGGTGACCGCAAGGCGCGCGGCGGGCCGTATGAGCACGCCGACAAGGAGACCTTCACCAAGCTCCAGGGCTGGGTCGATGAGACCTGGGCCATCTTCTGCGATCACGTCGCCAGCACCCGTCCGCTTTCCGCTGCGGCGGTAAAGGCTATGCAGGGTGACTGGTACACGGGTTCCGACGCACTCGACAAAGGCCTCGTCGATGCGATCGACTCTTCCGAGGCCATTTTCGAAGCGGTCGCGAAGATCGCCCGCTGAATTCACAACGAAGGATTGTCACTATGACGACCAACGCCTCCACGGCGCTGGCGGGCCTCGCGCGCGCCGCGTCCGGCAAGATCAAGACCCTTGCCGAAATGGGGACCGACGAAATCGTCGCCGGCCTCACCGACGAACAGCGCGCCGGTCTGGCCGCCGCCCTCGTCCCGTCTCCCGCTGCCGCCAGCGCAGCCGATCCTGAGAAGGACCCGAACGAGCACGAACCCGACGGCGACCCCGACGATATGTGCTCCTCCTGCAAGCAGCCGATGAAGGATGGCAAGTGCGCCAAGTGCGCCGATGCCAGCGCCTCCGCCGACGCCGCGCATGAGGGCACCCCGGCCTATGCCGCCGGCTTCGCCGCCGCCACTGCGCGCGCCGTGGCCGTGATGGGGGCTGAGGGCTTCGGCGGGCACATTGCCTCCGCCTCCAAGCTCCTCGGCAACGCCAAGCTCTCGGCCGACGAGATCACCGCGCTCCTCGCCGACGCTCCGGCCACATCCGCCGCTTCGGACCCTGAAGCCGCCGCCCGTGCGGAAATGGCCGCGGCGATTGCCGAGACCACCAACAGCAACGCCGACGCCACCGGCGCTGGCGCCAAGCCCAACCCCGCATCCGCCTCGGCCTCCGTGTGGGACCAGGCAATCGCCTCCACCGGCCTGAAGCGCTGAGCCGGGCCCCTCTCGAAGAAGGAATCCACCCATGACCACTCTCACCGAAGGCAAGCACGAAGGCGAGTTCATCGGCGAACTCGCTATGGGGCTCGGCTATCATGTCGACGCCATCACCCTGAAGTCCGGCGAAGACCTCAACGCCGGCGCCGTGCTGGGCGCCGCCCAGACCGGAACCCCCACTGTCACCGTCGGCACCCCGGTTTCCGGATCGGGCGGCACCGTCGGAAACGGCGCGGTCGGCACCTGGACCGGCGATGCCGGTATCATGGAAGGCAAGTGGGAGATCGAGATCACCGCTGCCTCGGCCAACGCTGGCAAGTTCAAGGTCGTTCGCCCGGACGGCACGATCGATGGCGTCGGCACCGTGGCGGTCGCCTATAACGGCGGTCTCAACGGC